CACGGTGTCGGTCGGGCCGCGGCTGGTGCTGGTCGGTAACGAGGGCACGTCGATGGCGATCATCCGGAACGTCGAGGGCATCGGCACGGGCAAGCCAAACGAGGCGTTCAACGCGATCCTAGAGAAGTACGTGGAGACGAACCCGCACGACGACATGGTGACGTGGTCCGCGGACTTTCAGGTGACCGGGCCGATCACGGTCACGGCACTGCCGTAAGGGAGTTGGGGAACGGTGCTCACACGCGAAGAGATCCTGGCGAAGGCTGTCGATCAGGAGATTGTCAACCTGCCGTCCGGCGGGCAGGTGAAGGTCCGCGGGCTGACCCGGGACGAGGCCCTGAAAGTGCAAGAGGCGGAAGGGACTGCGGCCCGGGACAACCTCACGATCTCGCAAGGGCTGGTCGAGCCGGCGCTGACCGTGGAAGAGGTAGCGGCGTGGGCCGCGACGGCGCCGGCGGCCGACTCGATCGAGATCACCCGAACGGTCGCACGGCTGTCCGGCATGAGCGAGGGAGCCGGGAAAAGCGGCCCGGCTCGCGCTCGAAAACGATCCTGACCTGGCGTTTGAGTTCTTCCTGGCGCAGAAGTTGGGCATGACCCGGGCGCAGCTGATCACGCAGATGGGGAACGCGGAGTTCGTCATGTGGACGCGGCACTTTGACCGGATTCAACAGGCAAGGGAGTTGGCGGAGAAGGGAGGCTGACGTGGCAGCGAAGATCACCATCAAGGGGATCAAGGAGTTTCAGAAGCAACTCCGGGCCATGGATGCCGACCTTCCGAAGCAGCTGCGGCTGGTTCTGAACGATGCGTCGGAGCTTGTGCTGTCGTACGCGCGGCCGCGGTTCCCGCGGGACACGGGCCGCGCGGTCGGCTCGCTCAAAGCTGCATCGTCACAGCGGGAAGCGCGGATCTCGCTGGGTGGCCGGCGCGCGCCGTACGCGCCCGGGCTCGACTTCGGCGGAGGCCCGAACCGGCCGCAGTTCCCCCCATATATCCCGGGCGGCCGGTACGTATACAAGGGGCTCGAGGTCAACCGCGGCGAGATCACGCAGCGGATGGAGCAGGGCCTGAACGATCTTGCCCACGGCGCGAGTCTGGAGATCACCTAAATGGCGAATCAGGTAAAGCTCACCTTCGCCGGGGACGATGCCGACCTTAAGCGCAGCTTTGACGACGTCGGCAAGGCGTCAGAGGTCATGGCGGTCCGGGTCACCGATGCGACCAACGAAGCCGGCGAGAAGTTCGATCATCTGTCCTCACAGTCGTCGCTGCTGGCCGGGGGCGTGGGCGACGTCGGCGGGGCGCTGACGGAGGCCTTCGGGGAAGACAACCCGATCGGGGCCTTCGGCGCACAGATGGAAAAGGCGTCCGCGATCATCATGGGCTTCACCGGACTCATGGATCTTGCCGTGTTCGCCACAAACAACATGAAACTGGCCACGCTCGCGAAGGCCGGCGCCGACCGGATCGCAGCGGCAGCGCAGTGGATCTTCAACGCTGCGCAGCTTGCCTCTCCCACGACGTGGATCGTGCTGGGCATCATCGCGCTGATCGCGGTGATCGTGCTGATCGCGACCAAGACCAAGTGGTTCTCGGTGGCGTGGACGGCGGCATGGTCGTGGATCAAGCGGGCTGCGCAGAACACGTGGGATTTCATCAAAAAGATCCCGGGGTGGATCGGTGGCGCGTTCCGCGGCCTGGCTGCCGTGTTGACGGCGCCGTTCCGCTACGCGTTCAACGCGATCGCGCGGCTCTGGAATAACACGATCGGTCAACTGTCATGGTCGGTGCCTAGTTGGGTGCCGTTCATCGGCGGTAACACGATCTCCGTCCCGAAGCTACCGACGTTCCACACGGGCGGCATGGTGCCCGGACCGCTGGGCTCACCCGTGCCGATCATGGCGCTCGGCGGTGAAGAGATCCGGTCGCCGGCCGCGTCGCGCCGCGGCGGTAACGAAGAATGGGTGGCCGTGGATCTCGGCGAGCTCGGTGACGTCTTGCTCCGCGTGATCGCGGGTGCCGTCCGGAACAAGGGCGGCCGGGTGTCCCACCTCGGCGTGCAGGTCGTGGGAGGGGCGGTGAGGACGTGACCACTCAGGCGGTAGTCCTCGAGCTCTTCCTCGGCGGGGTTTGGACCGCGGTTCCGCTCTACTCCGCGGCCGGTTCGCTGGTGACCCGCGGTATGGATGCCGGCGGCACGTGGCCTTCCCCGTCGAGCATCGAAACAGAGATCAATAACGACACGCTGAACTACGATCCGTCCAACCCGACATCGACGATCTACGGCACGGTAGGCCGCAACACCCGAGCTCGGTTGACCATCAACGGGAACACGCGGCTATGGGCTGAGGCATCGCAGTGGAACCCGGACCGCACGATCGAGCACGTCCCCGGCGCCGGCAAGGGCAGGGCGTGGACAAAGCTGACCGCGGAAGGCGTGCTGCGCCGGCTCGGGTTGTGGGAAGAACCGCTGCGGTCCCCCATGTACCGGACCAACGCGCTGCGCGCGACGTCGATCGGACACTGGCCGCTCGAGGATGACAAGGACTCTTCGCGGCTCGCGAACACGTCGAGCGTGTATCCGAACCTGCCTGGCACGTTCAAGGGCGGCGCCGTTCTGGGTGAGTCGGAGTCACCGGACGGCGCGAAGTCCACGGCGAAGGTATCCGCGACATCGCAGCTAGCCGGACGCTTCGGGATCGCGTCCGGCACTGCGGGGTGGCAGGTGTCGCTAGCGTTCAAGATGTCGGCAATTCCGGCGTCCGCGACGTACGGGACGTTGTTTCAGTGGCACACGAATCAGGGGTACCGGTACACGCTCGACGTGAACAACACGACGTTCCGGGTCAGCGTGATCGACTCGTTCGGCGCATCGCTGCTGTCCTCCGCGGTCGCCTTCGTCGGCCGGGAGCCTAACCAGTGGCTCAACTTCCGGGTCAAGGTGTCGTGGGCTGCGGGCACGGTAACCGTCGAGCCTGCCTGGTATCGGCAGGGCGATGACACGGAGGTGGGGTGGACCACGACCTTCGCGGCGACCGGGGCCGGCGCGCTGACTCACTGGTTTCAGAACGGCGACACGATCGTTGATGGCACGTGGTTCTCTCACATCTTCGCGGTGACCGGGGTTGCGGATAGCCTGGTTGGCGCAACCGCACAGATGATCTTCAACGGGTACCGGGGGGAGTCGGCGGGGACCCGGTATCTGCGGGTCTGTTCGGAGAACAACATCACCCGATTCATGATCGGCTCGGCTGCGGACACGCAGGCTATGGGGCCGCAGCGCGCGGACACCCTGATCACGATCTTGAAAGAGATCGTCGAGACGGACGACTGTCGGATAGATGATGAGCGCTTCGCGATCGGTCTGACCATGACGACGCGTCGCGCCATGATCGGAGCGGCGCCGACGCTCACGCTGACCTATCCGGCGCACATCAAGCCACCCTTCAAAAAGATCATCGGGGACAAGGCGTCGAAGAACCGCGTCACGGTGAAGAACCGCGACGGCGGGGAAGTGACCGCGGAGCTACTGTCCGGCGCCATGAGTGTGCAGGCGCCACCGGCCGGCATCGGCGAGGCGAAAGGCTCCGTAGATGTCAACGTGGCCAGTGAGACGGCGCAGCTGGAACCGCTAGCGTCGTGGCACCTGGCTAAGGGCACCCTCGAGCGGCCGCGGTACGAGGCCGTGTCGGTGGATCTGCTGGCGAATCCCGGGCTCGAGGCGTCCGTGAACGCGGTCCGCGAGGGCAACATGATCCGGGTGACCGGGTACGAGGCGGATCCGATTGATCTGCTGGTTGTCGGCATCGTGTCGGAGGTCGGCGCGGTCGAGCACACGGTGACCTTCAAGACGGAGCCTTACGAGCCGTACCGCACCGGACGGTACGACGATGGGGTAGCACGGTACGACTCGCGTACGTCGACGGTGAACGCGGCGCAAACCACGACGTCGGTTAGTTGGGCGACCGCGGCGACGGACGCGAATGACGTCTGGTCGACGGCGACCCCGTACGACTGGATTGTGGCCGGCGAGCGCGTCACGGTGACAGCCATGACAGCGGCGGCCGGTACCGGCCCGTACACACAGACAGCGACGGTAGTCCGTTCCGTAAACGGCGTGGTCAAAGCGCAAGCGGTGGGGAACGAGATCCACATAGCGAACGCTCGACGGTGGGGGTTGTAGATCATGGCTGCTGGCGACATCATCTTTTGGTCGGACGTCGCGGACGCTATCCGACCCCCGATCACTCGGCTGACGCAACAGGTATCGCAGTCGATGGCGAACGCGGCTAACTCGGCGATCACGTTCGGTGCCGGATCCGAAGAGATCGACACGCACGGCTTCCACGACACC